CACGCAAGCAGATGTTTACCGCAAGAGGCAAACTCCGCAGTCGGTATAAACAGCCGAGGTCTTTAAAGAATGTTAAGCGGATGCGGTTTAAGGGTAAAACTTTTCTTGCTCGGGTTACTAAACGTGCCCAGAAGATTTTACCCCTTTATGTTCTCAAACGGCAGGTGCGGATTCAGCCACGTTTGGGGTTTTACAGGACTTGGGACGGTCTTGGTGATTACAGGATCAATATTTTGAACAATTCAATAGATAAAGCGTTGAGGAAGATTTAATGGAAACAGTAAGAGAACGGATTTTACAGAATATTAAGGCGACCATTGAAGGCGTTACTATTGCCGACGGGTATAACTTTGATTTTACGCCCGGCACAGTCCAGCGGTGGTCAATGCATGGCAACCGTATGGTCGATATGCCTATGGTTGTTATCAGTCCGGGAGATGAGGACGAATCAAGTTCGCCCCATCCTTATGAAGAATGTCTGCTGTCGGTATACCTCGATATTTTTTACGTGAATGATGAGAACGACCCAGTGCCGACAGATACATATTTAAATAGATTACAGGGAGATATTAAAAAAGCAGTTTTGCAGGATACCACTCGTGGCGGTGAAGCGATCGATACAGATGTTTTGGGGACAACGCCGTTTGAAACGACCGAGGCGCAACCGTATGCGGGGATAATCATGGAGATCAGGGTTCGTTACCGTCATTTGCGGACGGATCCTACTGCAAAGAACTAAAGGAGGACGCATATGTCAATGCTTGTAAGAAAACGACAGCTTGCGGCTAAGATTGAATCAGTTGAAGGTATCGCCGAGACACTTGCGGCTATTGACGCCGGGATACTGGTCAATTTTTCGCCGAAAGCAAATTATGATCCACAAATGTATCAGCGGGATCCGGTCAGGGCTTCACTTACGAAGATGGGTAAACTCGCAGGGAAAAGGTCTGCCGGTATAGATTTCAGTATTGAGTTAAAAGGTTCGGGGTCTTTAACGCAAGAACCTGAGTGGGCAGACCTTGTCAGGGCATGCGGTTTTGCGGTTAATGCTTTAAAGAAGATCGCAATCGGTGCGATTACTGGCGGACCTTATCAGCACGGCGAGATTGTTACTGGTGACACTTCAGGAGCAACCGGCAGAGTTGTTGTTGAGACGGCTACTGGTGCTTCCATTCTTTACTTCGTACCTGTAACAGGAACGCTTGAGAGTGGTGATTTATTGAATGGCGGGACATCAGGAGCAACATCAACAGCCTTGGGAGATCCTGCGGATTCAGGTTATGAGTTAAAGCCTATCAGCAGTTCGATTCTCTCTTTGACTATGGGACTATTTGAAGATGGCGTACGCAAAGTCATTAAAGGTTGCCGAGGAACAGTTAAGTTTAATTTCAAGATCGGCGAACCGGCGATGCTTGATTTCAGCTTTAAAGGTGTTGAATCCGGGGTTGCGGATGTGCCTATGCTTTCGGGTGTAACTTTTGACGCAACGGTACCGCCTGTTCTTTTAAACGCCACTATGGCATGTGACGGTGTTTCGCTCAATGTCGGCGAGGTTGAGATTGATGTTGCGAATACTCTTGCCTCAAAAGATAAGATCGACGATGCCAAAGGCATTTTGTCTTACATGATTACAGGGCGTGACATGCAGGGAACGTTTAATCCCGAAATGGTGCCTGTAGCAACGCATGACTTCTTCACGAAGTGGTTTAACAACACGCCCATGGTTCTTGACCTTGCTTACGGAGAAACTGATGGCAATAAATTCAGGTTTTATGCTCCTAGCATTGTATACAACAAGGTTGATGATGGTGATCGTGATGGGATCCAACTTGCTCAGACTTCATTTGATTTAACAGGATCTATGGAACCCGGCGATGATGAACTAGCAATATTACTAATCTAAACAGGAGGTATTTTATGCTTACAGGTATTGATATTAATTCGACAAGACAACATATTTCAAAACTCGATCCGGACAAAAATAATCCGACAGTATTTCATATTGGGCTACTCGACCCAGTATTGCGTGCGGAAGTCGATGATGAGAGCAGTTCTTATGAGATGAGTTCAACAAACCCGAACGATAAAGCTAAGGTCAGGCTTAATTGGAATAAGCGTCAGATCATGGCGATTAAGTTTGGGATTAAGGGCATGGATAATTTCCTCGATCCGCAGACCAGAAAGCCTATGGAGCTGAAGTTCGAGACAATTCATTACGCTGGCAAAATGCGGGATGTCGTTCCCGATAGGATTATTGCCATGTTTCCGAATGAACTCAGGACAGAATTGTCCGAAGTCATTTTGAACGAATCAAGACTTTCGGAGGATGAACAAAAAAACTGATACTGGCGGTTCATTTGGGTGACCTCACCGTGAACTGCCATAGCTGTTTAGGCGGGAGAAAGATTAAATGTGAATATGAAGTGCCGGGTCAGGAGATCTGGGAGCTTAACGGTCAGCAGTATAGAGGATGCCCTTTCAAAATCGTCAAACGTCAGTCGGCGAATTTTCTAAGGGCATTTCAGTTTTATAAGCAAGGTTATCTTCCCAACGCAGGCACTTGGCTGGATCAACCGGCAAAATTGATTGATGCATTCGAGGTCATTGAGAAGGCGCTTCAATCGTTAGAGTTTGAGCGTGAAAAAAGAAGGAATCGGTTTAAGCGATGACAAATAAACAGTTATCCATAATTTTAAAGTTAAAAGACGAAGCCTCAAAACGTCTTGAAGGTGTTCGAGGTAATTTGCAGAGGTTCGCAAATTCTTGGAAGAAGAACTGGCTTGCGATCACTGCCTCAGTTACAGCGGCTATCATGGCTCTACGCAAAGCGTGGGAGCTTATGGAGCTTGGTGCAAAAGTTGAGCAACAGAAGATGGCTTTTGAGAATCTTGCGTCTTCGCTCGGGATGAGTTCGAGCAAAATTATCAGCGATCTACGCAAGATGTCCGGTGAGACGATGTCTACCGCACAGATCATGGAAAAAGCCTCACAGGCAATGATCTTAGGTCTTGATCCTACTAAACTTGCCAAGATGATGGAAATATCTCGTGCCTCGGCACGTGCATTCGGGAAAGATGTCGGATACATGTTTGAGAGTATTGCTATCGGTGTTGGTCGTCAGTCAAAACTAATTCTAGATAATTTAGGGATTATCGTTAGTGCGGGAGACGCATACGAGAAGTATGCAAAGTCTGTCGGTAAGTCTGCAAAAGACTTAACCGAAATGGAACGCAAGCAAGCCTTCTTAAACGCAACACTGGAAGCTGGTGAACGTATTCTTCAACAGATAGACACTTCTACTATGACTAGGCTGGAGAAAATGCAGAAGCTAAAAGCTCAGTGGGAAGATTTTGCGGTAAAGGTAGGACAAGCTTTATGGCATGTACTTGGATTCTTGCAGGCGTTTATGAATCATCTTGTAACAGGTATTTTTACTGTTCTTGAATACGGTTCTTTAGCTGTCAAAGGTTTTGTTCAGGGGATCACCAACGCATTGAACGGTCTTTTAAGTATAGGCATTGAGTTTTTCCAAAAGATGATGGTTCCACTCATTAAGTTTTATGATCTTCTCGGGAAATTGCCCGGCAATATTGGCGAGACTTATCGTCAGGCTTCTTTAGAGGTTGAAAAGTTTTCAGCCAGCCTTGAGGAGAAAAAGATCAATTTTAATGTCAGCGGTCTTACTCAAGGATTAGATCAAGCACGTCAGGCGTTTAAACTTGCGGCTGAGGATAGCGCCAGAGACGCCATTGAACAGTATGAGCTTGTGTTTGCTAAGGTTCAAGAGACAGGTGCTAATACAGCGAAGGTGTTGAGGGATGTTGCTGGTCAAATTGGCGAGACGGCACAAGAAGCAACAAAACAGTTCAGCGCAATGGAAGAATTTGCAAAGCAGTCAGCACGTAATATGCAGAACGCTTTTTCGCAGTTCTTCTTTAAAGCGTTCACTGGTGAGCTACGCAGTGTCAAAGAAGTCTTTGCGGACTTTGGGCGTGCGATCTTACAGATGATTTCAAACATTTTGGCAAGGCTACTGCTTATCAAGATGTTTACCGCAATGGCCGGACCCAGTGGTCAGATATTCGGGGTGTCTGTCGGTGCTTTGTTCCACCGTGGCGGTATGGTCAGGAAACATCAGGGTGGACTAATACGGGCTCATGATGGGCTTGCTCCGGATGAGGTGCCTATAATCGCACAGACTGGTGAAGGCGTGCTTTCACGCAGAGGCATGAACGCTTTGGGCGGTTCTGACAATCTCAGAGCTTTAAACAATGGCGAAGGTGTATCCGGAGGCGGTGTGACTATTAATGTGAACCAAGTTGTTCAGGCATGGGACGCACAGGATGTTTGGCGTAACCGCAAAATGCTTTCAAACGCTATTGCGGATGACATTTATAACAACGGAAAAATTAGATCTGTTATTAGGAATTACACATGAGTGAATTTACATGTTTACCAGATTTTGTTTTTGAAGAAACGCTTGAGTACAAGACGATCGTTTCGGAATTTGAGAGCGGTGCCGAGCAGAGACGGCGCAAATGGGAAAACCCGCAACGCAAGTGGCGACTCCGTTTTAGGAATCGTATTAAAGCTGATATGCAGGCTGTGCGAGACTTTTTCGCAAGCAAGTACGGTTCTTTTACAGCGTTTACGTGGACGAATCCTAACGATTCGGTTGAGTACACTGTCAGGTTCAATGAGGACAGTTTTAAATATTCTATGAAGGCTCACGAAGTCTATGACTTTGAGTTTGAATTAATCGAGGTGAAGTAATGCCAAGAGATCTTAACGCCACATTTAAAGCAGAGAAGGCAAAGAAGGAAAATGCCCCTATTTTTTTATACATGCTTAAAGAGTATGACGGCGTAGATGATCTTAACTTTGCAGGGTTCGATCAGGATGTGACATTTGCTGGAAAGGTTTACACAAAGTTCCCTATCAAGCATGAGTTTGTGGCTGAAAATAATCAGGGACAGATTGATCAGGTAAAAATCACACTGGCTAACGTATCACGATTGATTGAGTTTTACCTTGAGCAGTACGATTTTCGTGGAAAGAAAGTGATCATTCGCACTGTTTGGGCGGATCAGTTAGCGGATCCAGATGCGTATATTGATGACGTTTTTTATATTGATAATTATACAGCGGATCAGAGCAACGTTGAGTTTACGCTTACGGGAAAGTTTGATGTGCTGGGCATTGATTTACCGGCACGAAGGTATGCACGCAATTATTGTGTGTGGAAGTTTAAATCCGCTGAGTGCGGGTATGCAGGAGCAGAATTAACATGCGACAAAACACAACAGAGATGCAAACAACTGGACAATTACCAGAGGTTCGGCGGTTTTCCTTCGGTTCCGATGAGACGGATTTACATCATGTAGAGAAGCTGATCGTTGATAAGTACCTCGGTATTCCCTACAAGCACAGGGGCAGGACTTTAAGCGGTCTTGATTGCTGGGGTTTCTTGAAGCTGGTGTATGCCGATCTTGGGTTTGAGTTGTTCGATATAGAAAACCTTGAGTATGAGAAGATCTGGGGGCTTCGTGGCAAAGATTACTTTAAAGAGAATTACGAGAACGATTGGGAAAAAGTATCACGACCTGATGTTTTGGACGGCATCCTTTTTGTCAATTCAAGAGGCATTTCTAATCATGCGGGTATCGTGTTTAAGAACAGGAAGTTTATCCACTGTTGCAGAAAAGGCGTTGTGGTTTCAAGGCTTGGTGATGAGAGTTGGAGTAAAAAGACAGAGGGTTTTTACAGGTTGAGGAATAAGAAATGGTA